TACCCCTTGCCGTTGGCGTGCGCAGTATCTGTCCATCACGTTCTGATTGCTTCAACCTGCCATCAGTGGTCATCTGTTCGATTAGGTTCTTGATGCGTTCAGTCTTCTCACGTATCGCCTTTGCAATATTCTCGATGCTGATGTCGGGTGTTTCTTGCAGTATCTTCAATATTTTATTTTCAAGCAAGTCTTTTTCAACAAACTGCTCGGCTTCATATACGCTGTTGAAGTGCTGCCGTACCACCTTGACAATCGTCACGCTGTCCTCATCAATGCCGAATGTAGCAGCTATTTCAAGATGCTTTTTCCAGTCCTTTGAATCACTTGCAAATTCATCCATTGTGCTTTCGCCAAGCATCATATCGATGTCGGCATCGGTCAATCCATATCCACCACGCAGCATAGTAACTGCCTGCTCATACGTCAATACGCCTTTGCCATATTTGTTTATAATGCGCATCACGTTCTGCATCTGCCTGCCTGTAAGGTTGCGCAACGCATCATTGACCTGCGCCTGTTGTGCCTGCTCTTGCTGTTGCTCGGCTGCTACTTCCTGCTGTGCAGGTGTAATCGGTTCAGTTGGTATGATTGTAAACGCATTCGATATGCCTGTGATGTTCTCTGCATGGTAGTTGATAATCTTTTCAACAATCTGCTGCCTGCCGTTCACATACGTGTTCTTGAATAACTCATACGCATCAAGCATCTCCGTTCTGCCGCCCAGTTGCCCCTCGACACGTACACCCATAAGCATAGGGCTTACAATCTGATGCCCGACAAATATCTCTTGCAGCACGGTCTTGTTTAATATCTCAAACTTGGTATCGCTGTCATCGGGTTCGAGTGATTCGATTACAGGTGCGGCATCTTTGTTCGGCACGAAGTTCAACACGAACTTGCCTGCATTGTCCGTGCCTGCCTTTGTGTACTTGAACTGCTTCGATATTGCTCGCATCTCTTCTGCGGTCGGCTGTTGTGCAATGAAAGTAATTACCTTGCCGCCCCAAAATCCGTTCTTGATGTTGTTCAGATGATAGTTGCTGATTTCGATGTCCGTTTCGATATAAGGTATGCAGCCGATGTAGTTCGGTATTGGATATACCTTTGAACCCGGTCTGTACACTTTGTAATAAAATATCTGCCTGCCTTTGCGCTTGGTTATGTCGAATGCAGGATATTCAATGACTTCAGGCGTGTTGTACTGCGCCCATTGTGGGCTGTAATAGAAACAACTGCCATCCACATTCGACCGCACATTCTTGAACTCCAATACTTTCATCTCGTATGATGTACCTGCTCTATTCCATACGCATTCAATCGCACAACCATTATACAACTCCAAGTCTGTAATCAGTTGATAGGTGAACTCATTCATCGACTGCCATCTGTTCACGCTGTCGTATAATGCTTGCACCCTTGCATCTTGCACCTGCACCTCTACACCCTGCCCATATACATAGGTAATCTTTGAATTGACAATAGCATTGTGCTTCGCAGAACGATTGTATAGTTCAATCAGATAGTTCGGATATAGATTGTCCTCACCATACGTCACATAGCCATCACGTGGTCGCTCGATGTTGACTGGTATCTTGTGTGCTTCAAGTTGCACCTCATATAGGTTAGCCTTATCAGTTGTTTTTCTCATATATCGTATTCGTGTTGTTTACTTGATGTGCAGTTATTGTGCTGCGTTGCCAAATTACTAAAGCCAAGCCACGTTCAAGAACTTGACCTGCTCCTGTTAGCACCGTGTATTCGTGATAGCCTAAGTCAAGGTTCACTTCGCCATTCGCTGCAATCGGGTTGGTTGTGTCCTTTATCGTAAGCAGGTTGTATCGCTGCCTGTAATTGCTGATGTCAACCACGTTGCACTGCTTGACTTCGTTTGTCTGCTTGGACTTGAATTGAATAACGAAATTCGTTTCGTCGTAGTCGGTCATTTCGCTTGCAGTGACCACCACCGTTGAATTGCCGTTCTTCTGCATTATTATCATAATAGTAAATAGAATATTGGCAAAAGTGTAATAAATAAAAATGCCCCACCATTACGGCAGGGCATTCTACAAAATCTATGAACCAATTATGCAGGTAGCAATAGTGCGGCAATGATGCCTGATGCAACTTCTTTCGCAGGCAGTGGCTCTTTGCCTGTGAACTCTAATTCGTATCCGTTTCGGTCGTCAATCAATTTGCCGAATGTCGCAGTGCGGTTGATAAGGTTCAAGCCGTAGCCCTCACCATATAACCAGTATTTGTCATTGGAATCTTTAACGATGATGCAGACACGATTCTTGGCAACGATGTACAACTCATTGCGCTTGTTCGTTTCTTGCTTGTACAACGGAATCTTGACAGACTGCTCGTGTGCAATAGTGCCATTCTCGGGCTTCTTGATTGCATTCTCTGACACCTCGCCTTGTTCTGAATAAAGTTCGTATGTCCAGAACTGCTTGCCCGATGCCATTGTGATTGCAGTGATTGCGCCTGTTACCGTTGTAACTGCTGTTACGTTATTGAACTCGGTGATATATATTTCTTTTACACCACCTGCATTATCGCCTAAGCAGTCAAGACTGAATCCTTGTGTTAGTAAACAACTCATAATAGTAAGGTGGTTTTAAGTGATGTTAAGAATTTGAATATTCAACGATTTCAGATGGGAATGCAACCTGCCATCCACGACGATAACGGAATGAATATTTCACGTTCTGGTCGTCTTGGCTATACCACATCTCTGCTGCTTCTTCTTCGTTAAGCAAGTCAACGCCTAAGAATAAGTTGCGGTCAGGGTCCATAGCAAAGATGAACGGATTGTCGCCAGTGCTTGCACCTAATCCATCAAGACCGTGAACAGGTATGATTTCGTGTACCGAACCCTCAGCGAATATGTTCTTCTGATTGCCGCCCACAGGGAAGTGGAACAAGTTGTCGATGAACATTTTTTGACGATACAATTCAGCGATGTCATATCCGCAGAATATCTTAACGCCTGCATTACCTTTCAACTGAACAGGAATCTTAGCAACCACATTCTGCATGATAGTGCGCACGTTTGCTGTGGTCACTGGTCCTGATACCGCAGTCGCTACATTCGTACCCGTTGCAGCTTTAATGATTTTTATCAAACCATCATAGATTGACAAGTATGCAGATGTTGAAGTCGTGTCGCCCTGCCAGTCAGCAGTTTCTTGATGCTTCTTAATCTGTTCAACGAGGTCAGTCACAATCTTTGCAGGTATGTCTGATTCGGTGTACTTCTGTCCGTTCTTCAACAGGATTTGTGTCCATTTAGCTTCAAGTGTACGTGGACAAAGTGTGTCCTGATACTTAACCGCTTTGGCATCAATCTCACGCTGCGTGAATGCAGTAGTTCCTGATGCAAGGAATGAACAACCAGTGCCTGATTGTGGAATCGGTGTGTTGGTTAATATTTGCAAAGCCATTTTGCTCTTTACACCAACTTGCACGTTTGCCAATGCAGCGGTCTCACTTTCGAAGTGTAAGGCTGTGAGCAACTCCTTACTTGTTTGGTTGACGTAATCGGTCAACGAATCTACGTTAAATGCCATGTTATTTAGTTTTTAGTGTTTTTAGTGTGGTTATTATTGAATCGATTTTTTGTTGTTTCTTGTCCTTTGCTGTTGTGAACTGCTGATTCTCTTTCTTCGGCTCTGCTGTTGGCAGGTCGCCTATCTTCTCAATCAGTTCAAACATCTGCTTGTTGGTTTCTTGTTGCTTGCTGATTTCGGTTTCAATAGCCGACATCTTTGCGTTGATAGCATCCATCAGTTCCTTTAACTTCTTGCCCATATCTTCTTCTTCTTTCTTTGGATACATACCTGCTTCTGTTTCTGCAGGTGTTGCAGGAAGCACAGGCTCGATGGCTGTGATAAGTCCGTTCGCTGTGGTTACCTTTGTGCCATCTTCAAGTTCGTGCGTTCCATCGGGAGCAGGGTTCGTACCTTGCTCCGTAACGACCATAAGCGGATATCCCACTTCAAGTTCGTCATACGTTACCATAGTGCCATCTTTCAGCTTGCCCTCGCCCATCATCTTTTCTTCTTCTTTGGGTTTTTCTGTGGCTTCAGTCATAGCTTCGCCAAGCCCTAACAGGATGCGCATCTTTGCGAATTTCTCTTCGCCGATTAGTTCTTTTATTGATTGTTTGATATCTGACATAGCAGGTTGTTTCTAATAAATAGAAAACCTGCATAGCTGTTCAACTTAGAACTTCTTTCAGCTTGTTGATGACCTGCTCATCCGTTGCAGTAATCAACTTCTTTAAGAAGAATCCCTCTACGCTGAATCCTTTGAATGTGCCTGCCTTTATCAAGTTCCACACCTCGTCATTCTCTATCTTATACGAACCGAACCAACTGCCATCGGGTATGTTGTCGAAGCCTGTTGGTGCTGTTATGCCACGCTGTTTGTCGATGATGAAACTCTCGAACATATACACGCCCTCTACCTGCTGACCGTTGTGCATCAAGTTCACCGAATGTTGGAACCCATCCTTGTGGTACTTCATTACAAGCTGCTCAATAGTCGCTGCATCAAATACGACATAGAACTCGAAGCCATCAGCACCTTTGCGATATATAGGCAGGTTGGCAATCATAAGCGGTCCAGTTACTATCCTGCGTTCTTCATTTTGTACTGCAAACTTCAACTTCTGCTCACGGTCTATCTGTTCAAGTTTACGTTGCGCCCATTCGATACCTGCATCGCCACCCCACGCAAGCCACATCAAACGACCACACCCATCGCCAAGTTCTTTCTGTGAATTTTGTCTGTGGCGTTCAAATGCCGCCATACGTGCAATCGTGTCACGGCTGATAGGTTCGCCCTTTGCAAGTTGATTCGCCCTTGCCTTACCGACTGACGTACCACAATCGCCCCATCCATTTTCTTCTGCCCAACGCAAAGCAATCTTTGCATTCTCTGATGCCTGCTTCGGATAGTCGTCATAGCTGTCTTGGAATTGCTCCGACATCCCTTTATTCTCATACATACTGATGCACATTGCAATGGCTTGGTCTTGCTCCTTGCCCTCGTCAATCATTGCAGGTATGCAGCGTGATAGGAACTCTGACTGCGTTTCGCCTGCCTGTGGCTCGATGAATATCTCTGCATTGAACTTCATCCACATGCGCTCGATAGCAGGTTGGTCAACTAAGGCAACGGCGTTTAATCCTGTGTCGCTGTTGTCGTCAATTATCATTTTGTAAATTGGAAACTTATCCATATAGTGCTTTTGTTTTTATGTCTGTAATTCTGTTCTGTGATGTGCTGATGTCATCTTCAAGAACATACGCCTTAATCGGTTGCTGCCCTTGTTCTTGCCCTTGTGGTATGATTGTGCCTTGTGGGTTGAATGCAGGTATCGTCGGTGTTGGTGGCGTTGCTCCACCTACTCCTGCGCTTCCGCCGCCCTGCAATGTTGGTGGTGTTGATGTGCCTGCCTTTGATAATAAGGCACTTGCTTTGGCAATGTTACTCACAACCAATGCAATACCTGATGCAATGGCTGCTGCCTTTTCAATCGGCGTGACACCTACTTTTGAACCATCACGAACCATCTGTGATATGGCAATGGCAGTATCTAACAATATCTGTGTTGCTGCGATTTTCTTTTGAAACTTCTCACGCTGCGCCTCATTCTTTATCGCTATGTTGCCAAGTGATGCCAATGCGTTCAACCCACTCTGTGCAATGCTGAACTTTGCATCCGCTGCCTTTTGTGCATTTGCGATTTCTTCTGCATCTAATTTTTCAGTCGCATCCTTTTGTCTTTTTTTTGATGCAATGACGAAGTTCGCTATTGCTTCAGCAGTCAACACTGGTGCTGACTTTTCAGGTGCAGTGACACCTGTCACGGTTTTAGTTCCTACTCCTCCAATTTCAACATCACCCCTGCCTGCCTTTAATGCAGCATCACGTTTCGCTTCTTCTTCATTTATTTTTTTTAATATATCGAAATACCTCTGACTGCCAATAACAGTATTTTCAAGTTCTTTATTGTAGTTAGCAATGGTTGCGTTATATGCAGCCGTTGAACCTGCAACAAGGTCAATATTTTCTTTTGTCTTCTTAAGTTCTGTATTTACCTCTTTCTGCTTTTTCTCGACTTCAGTTGATGTTGTTACCCAGTTGACTAATTTCTTTGCTCCATTTTCAATAGTGCCGATAAACTTTCCTATAAATGGAATGTCCTTTAATGTGTCTAAGAATCCTTGTATTGCAAGTTTTACCTTGTCAAAGTTTTCTATCAATGCCCCAAGTGCGACCGTTACCAACCCTATGCCCGTTGATGCAAGTGCTATCCTGAACAATTTCAATGCGCCTGTCGTTCCACCGACTACTGTTGCGTATGCTGATTGTGCTGTGGTCAGTGCAACAGTCTTGATGATGCTCGCCTGCTTCAATCCATCCGCAATAGATTGTGTAGCCTGCAATAGTGCCGTTGCTGATTGAACCTTAACAAGTGTAGCTTCAAGGTCTTCATTCTTTGTGCCGAATAACGCCGTTGCAGATATAGCCGCTGTCAATCCACCTGCCACCGTTTGACCGAATGCAGCGAATGCCTGCGCCTTTGCGCCCGGGTCAAGTGCGTTGATTTTCTCTTGCAAATCTTTTACTTGGTCACGTGCTTCGGCTGCTTTCTTAGCATACGTATCTGATAACGCTTTGTTGCCTGCCTTATCCGCTTCCAATGCCGCCGCCGTTAGGTTCTTAATCTCCTGACGTGCTTCCTTAAGCGCATTCGTGCTTGCCCCTGTGTTGACCTTTACATCTAATACTACTTCTGCCATAACCTTAAATAGAAAATATTAAGAAATGAATTGCAATATCTCGAGTGCCTTGTCCTTACGTGCCACCGTGTAATATGTCGTCTGTGCATAACCGTTCGTCGTGAAGTTCGTTGACCAAGCAGAATCCTGACCGTTATCGAACCATAAGCGCAATCGTGGTGAACCGATACGCCAGTCATCAACGTGGTTGCGTACTGCATTGATTAGACTCACATACTGCTGCGTGGTTAGTTCTGCTTTGAAATATTCAAATAGTTCTGCAATCTGAAAGTTGCGCACTTCCTCATACTTATTATCTGCAAGCACCTCAACGGTTGATAGTATGTCGTTTTCGTAATATTGAATCACGTTGCGAACTGCTCCGCTTGGTATTGTTTCTGTTGTTAGTCTTACTG